TTGGGTCATCGGAAGCCGGGGATGGCGGAACGCCGAGGGGTGGCTTCCGTGGGTTGCGGTGGGCCGGTGTGGCCATAGGTGGCGGTGGTGACTCGCATCGGGCCGGTGCCAGCGCAGAAGTTGAGGGCCTGGGAGGTGTCATCCACCAGGTCATCGAACGTGCCGGAGGGGAACGCCAGCAGCTGCGCCACGTACTCGGCCAGCCAAGGGGCATGGCGAGGCAGGAACACACGGCCCTGGCGGAACATCACCGAGGCCGCTTCGGCGCGGGCAACCTTGCCGCCCAGTGGGTTGACGGCACGCACCGCATAGGCCGCCTCGCGCTTCAGGGTGTCAATGATCGCCGGGCCGTTGGCTTTGTCTTCGATCAGCAGCTCGTTGAATCCCCAGATCGGCTGCAGGCGGCGCAGCATGTCGAGGGTGTCGGTAAAGCCCATCCGGCGGTTCACCTGATCGACCCTGAACATCCCTTCCTGGGTCTGCAGCCACAGGCCGATCGCCACCATGTCGGAGCCAGCCGAATCCTTGAAGGTGGCGTCCACTGAGGCCAGCCGGCGGATGCCGAACTCAGGCAGCAGCACATCACCCTCCTGGGCCTCCTGCCCCGGCAGCACGTAGAAGCGCAGGGTGTCGCGGCTGAAGATGCTCCCGGCGCTTTCAGTTGGGGCCTGCTGGTAGATCGCCTCCCAGTCTCGGCGGGGCGTGTTCGCCCGCTTGCGCTCGATCCAGGCCTCATCAAAGCGAGTCGGGTCGAGGGCCTGGCCAGGCTCGCGGTCATCCTGTTCGCGGGTGACGGTGCGGGGTAGGGGCTTGATCGCGTTGGCAGGGGTGGCCTCGATCGGCATTGAAACCACGTGCCACGGCTCACACTGGGCCTCAAAGCCCTCTTTTTCCAGCTCGTCGTTCTTGGCCAGCAGGTAGCCGATCAGGTCGTTGCTATGCCAGCGGGTATGAACGATCACCACAGCATTACCCGGTTCTTCCCGTGTGCTCAGCACCGAATCCCACCAGGAGTGAACCTGCCTACGCCAGGCGGCGGAATCGGCCATCTCGCGGGATTTGATCGGGTCATCCACCACGATCAGATCACCAGGGTTGCCAGTGCCTCCCCCTACGCCAGCAGTCCATAGGCCACCAATGCCGCTTGTCCCCCACTTCTTCACACCACCGGAGGTGAGCGAGAGGGCCCCGCCTGATGCGGTGAAGTAGTCGCGGGCATCCTGGGAGAAGCCCTCGGCAAGGGTGGCGGTGTGGCAGCCGATGCCGACCGATCGATTCGGGTAGCGGCGCAGGAAGTAGCCCGGCAGGAAGATCGAGAAGATGGTGCTCTTGTAGTGGCGCGGGGGAAGCTCCACCATCAGGCGGCGGATCTCACCATCGGCGACACGCTGACCAAGGGCGACTAGGCGGTGGGTGTGGTCGCTCCAGGGGAGCGAAGGGCAGACTGAACGGATGTACTGCTCAAAGCTGCCCACGATGGGGGCCTGGGTCTTGCTGGCGCTGGCATCACGCTCCAGCTCCAGCAGGGCGAGGCGTGCGGAGGGATCAGGGGCGCGGATGGGGGTCATCCTTCGCCCTCCTCCACCGGCTGAGCCCCAAGGCCACGGGCCTGGATCTGCAGCAGCACGCGGCGCTCATCGTCTGGGTTGAGGCCAGCGGCGGCGATGGCATCCACCACCTGGGCCACGGTGCGCTTCTCAGTGCGGCGTTCGGCGGCAGCGTCAGAGAAGAAGTCGCGCAACCTGGGGTGATGGGTCAGGAGCCAGGTAGCAGCCCATGGGTTTCCACCATCGGACTGCACCTTCAGGCCTTTCATCAAGCTGCGGCAGTATTCCGCATCAGCAAGAAAGATGGCTTCGCGAAACTGGTGATGGAGGCTTCCCTCCTCTGCTTCGTCTGCGTCTTTTATCCATTTGCTGCAGGTGGACCGATGAACCCCCAGCAAGGGGGCGATCATGCCAACGGGCAGGCCATCAGCTGCATGCTGCTTGGCCGCTTGCACCAATTCGCTGGTGAGCTTGGTAGGACGGCCGCCAGAAGGCACAGGGGTGGTGATGTTGCGGTCGGCGAAAGTCTAAGCCATTGCTGCGATTTGGGAAGCGCAACGGCTCGACGTGGTTCAGGCAACCTCAGGAGGGAGCGTTTGCACCCCGTTTCAGCCCATCATCCATGAGGTGGGCACCGTTTCCCTAGCTGCACAATGGCCTGGACTGACAGCGTAACTAAAGCCGCACCTGGCATCTTGGTCGTATTCGTGGGCGGGGTATTTTCTTTGATCTGGCAGCAATCAACGCAGCTCGCAGAGATGAATAAAACCCTGCTGATGATCTGCGATCAGATGAAAGAAAAAACCGCGACTGATTCGCGGCAGGACGCGCAGATCACAGACCTGCGCGTCAATGTGGAGAGGTTCAGACGGTAACGCCCGTCCCATCAAACCGCCAGAAGGACACCACCCCCAGCCGCTCCCGCTGGCGGCTCTGCTGCTGGCCCAGCCACTTCAGCGCCACCGCCTCACCGAGGGCCATCCCGGCGGTGCAATCGCTTCTGAAGTGAATCCCGGCGAAGCAACGGCCCTGGCCGTAGTCCCAGGCGAGCTTATTCAGTTCGGCGTGGATTGTTGAGGTGCCACTGACGGGCGAGAGGATCACCCCATCCCGTGATTCCTGCAGCGGCAATCCGGTGAGGGTGCTCCAGTCGCCATCGCTGAACCAGGCTTTGAGCAGGGTGGCAACGGCGCCACCGATCACCGCATGACCCGAGGGCCAGGACGAATGCCCCGGCGCTCCCTCGGCGTAAACCATCGGCAGCAGGCGATTAGGCAGCAGGTCCAGGATTGGCCCGCCCAGCGCCTCGTAGTCCGCATGGAGCGTGATGCCAGGCCAGCGCTGCATCCCCTCAGGCCTGCGGCGACGGCCCACCATCAGCTTCAGGTACCAGCACTGCCTCATCGCCTCTCGGACCACCTCGGCCACGGCGCAGTCCAGGTCAACCGCTCCGCCATGAGTGACGAATCCGGATTCGTTGCGCAGCGCCGGGAATCGCGGCGACAGCGGCACCCGCTGGGCCAGGATCCACGCGGCCTGCAGGCCCAGCGCATAGGGCCTGTCCTGATGCAGCATCGATGCCAGCGCCCGGGGCGAGTACGCCAGCCGGGCAGGGCCGAACGTCTGGGCACGAGGCACATTCCCGGCGTGGATCTGATTCAGCTCGACCTGATCCACCCCATAGGCTCCGGTGCGCAGCCGGGTGGCGCGTGGCCCGAAATCTGGCGGGGCAGGCTGGAGTAGGAGCTGGCTCACGAATGGGCCGGCATCGCTGGCGGTGCGCCGGAACAAACCCGCCGGAGTGACGGGTCCCGGATAGTCGGCGCCGAACCCGGCCAGCACACCGGCCACGGTCTGGGCGATCGGGTTGGCGGCGATCTCATGGAATGGCACATCGGCCAGCAGCAGGCCACCAGCCACCTCCAGTAGCTCCGCAGCGGTGACCCTGGACTCATCAGTGGGCATCGCCGGCCACGTGGCGGGGATCGGCACCAACCCCGGCGCAATGGCGGCCTGGGGGCAGACCAACTTCATGGCGCCGGTTCGAGTGATTGCATCGAATGCGGCCTGAGTTTTCACGGACAACGCTGACACGAGCTGCTGCCAGTCGTGGCCTTTAGCAAATGGAATGGGCATGGTGAATAGCGAAATGGTGATACTGAACTCAAACCTTTGCCAGAGTTACGCCACCGGCCTGCCCCTGGTACTTGCCGTCGCCGTAGGGCGTGTCACATGGCACCCCTTCATAGAAGAGGGCCTGGCAGATCCCCTCGTTGGCATAGATGCGGCAATCGGCACCGCTGCTGTTGGAAATCTCCAGGGTCAGGTGACCCTCCCAGCCGGCTTCACCTGGGGTGAGGTTCACGATGATGCCGCAGCGGGCGTAGGTGCTCTTGCCGATGAACTGGGCGGTGATGTTGGCCGGGAGCTTGAGGCGCTCGACCACCACGCCGAGGGCATAAGTGTGAGCGGGAAGGATGAAGTAGGAGCCGCTGCTGCCGCCACATACCACTCGAGCCCGCTCAAGGCAGCTTTCATCGAAGCGCTTTGGGTCCACGATCAGGCCTGGGACGTGGCGGAAAATGCGGAAATCTTCGGAGGAGAGAGTGAGGTCGTAGCCATAGCTGGAGCAGCCGTAGGAGATGGCTCCGATCCCCCTGGAGCCAGGTTCGTCAGCCGGTGTTAATCGGCGCCGCACCTTCTTGGATTCAAACGGGCTGATCATGCCCTTGGCGGCGAGCTGCCGAATGCGCCAGTCGGGAATAGGGCCGGCTGCATGGGGGGTCTCGATGGGCGTATCGAAGGGAATGGAGTCTGGTGTTGAGTTCATGGGAGGGGTTCGCAGATCGTGCGGGCTTGGTGCTGGGCGATCTGGCGGAGGTCCGCCCAAAACGGTGCTTCGTGATCGGCGGGGAGGATCAGGGCCTCGGGGATGCCGGTGGTGTTGCGCACCTGGAGGATGCGGAGTCCCCAGCCGGGGCGCTTGGGGGTGGTCATCAACTGGGGACGCCATCCAGCTAGTCAGCCACGGAGCTGGAGCCGTGGCGTTCCCGGAGGATGGCGGCCAGCTCCTGCGTGACGGCAGCGGTCAGGAACCGGCAGTCCTCGCAGGCATTGCTGCATGGCCCTATGTCGCTATTAGCGGCGCACAACGCTAGGGCCAGGCGGTCGGCGTGGGCGGGCTGAGCGGCGCGAGCTTCCATCAGTGCGTCAACCTGCCGGGCCACGTCGTCAAGCGAGGCACTCTGAAAGCTGGGGTCAATGTCCCTGGCTCTTGCTGCGGACTCTGGTGTATCGGCCATTGCCACGACTCCGCAAGCCGCAAGCCGAAGACGCTCGCGTTCCAGTTCTTTTTCAAGACCGAGAAGCTGGGTGGCGCCGTGCTGGCGGCCCAGGTTGTAGACGGCGCGGATGGCGGGGCCAAAGTCACGTCCTGGAGCGTCGTTGTAGACCTTGCACAGCTCCTCATCCGTGGCCACCGGGGCGGCCTCGGGGGTGGGGGCAGGGGCAGGCGTGGGCCGGGTTGGCTCAGCTACCTCTACCTCTATCTCCGGCAATGGCCGCAGTTCGCTCCAAGTGTAGGGGGGATTATCGATGGTGGTGCGATCTATGCCCGGCCCAATAACAAGCCACCACGCACGGCCCTCTTCGCAAATTGCGTCGATTACAGTATCATTGTGCTGAGACAGGACACGGCTAACGCTAACAAAACGGCGGCGACGGGATTCAGTCATCCCTTCACCTCCGAAGGCAGCGAAAGGATCCGCACTTCTAGCCCTTCTTCCAATAGGGCCTCCGTGCGTGTGGCGGCATCAGCGAACAGATCAAACCGCTCGGTGCCGACCAGGGCGCGGCGGCCAGGGCCTGGGGTACGTTTGACGTACCACGAAATTTGATAACTCATTGAAGGGGATCGTCGTAGATGGTGAATGGCGGTGCAACTGGCTCCGGGTCTTGCTCCGGGGAGTGCATGGGCGGCGTTGGGATCCCACTGAATGGGGCCACGGTGTTGGTGTTGCTGGCCAGGTAGTCAGCAAAAAGCTCGTGGTAGGTGAGGCCAGGGGCCCATTCACCGCACCAGTCCGAGGGTTTGACTACAGGCCA